GAAAATGAAGAAACTCTTAAAGTTTTAAGAAAGCAATATGCTTTTGATAAAGACAGAATAAAAATTGCTAAAGAAGAGGCGAAGTTAAAGGCATTAGCGGAAGGTAAAAGCAAAAAAGAAGTAAAAGCCGCCATGAAACAGGCAGGAAAAGACGAAAAGGAACAAATGGAAAAAGACCAAAAAGGTGTTTTAAAAGAAAGTAGAGAGGAATCAATTACAAGCGCATTTGATATGACTTTTAATGTTAAACAATTCAAAGCCTTACTAATGCCTCTAGCCCCTCTAGCAGGTATATTAAAAATAGCAAAAGATAGAAAAAAATTAGCAACTAAAGCAAGTGATTTTACTAAGTCTTTAGCCCCACTATTAGACAAAGCATTTAGATTCTTCATATTTACTATGATGGCAATAGTAACTTTCTTATTATTTGTCAAAGCCGCTTATGAGATATTCCAATTCTTACAAGAAATGGGTATTGTTGATGAAGTGAAAGCATTTGGTATGGAAGTGATAGCCTTAATAGGTAGTGTTTTCAAAGTTGTTGGGGCATTTATAGATGGTGATTATCAAAAAGCATTTGAGTTATTAGGGCCGATATTAGAAAAAGCAGTTGATTTAGGAATTAAGGGTGCTAAGTTACTAGTTAAGTTAGCATTCATGACATTGGTTGGGGGTTTTCATTTAATTATAAGATTCTTTGAAGCCTTTGTTGGCGACCCTGCATTTAGAGAGAAAGTAATAAGTTACGGTCTAATAGTTTTAAAAATAGCACTAGGAGCATATATGCTTAAAACTGTAGCAATAGGACTACTTACTCTAGCAGGAATGTATGCGTTGCCTATTCTTTTTGTAGTCGCTATAGCCGCTTTATTATACGCTTTGGCAGATAGATTTGATGAAAAGTTCAAAGAAGGATTGGTGATGATTAAAGATGGTATTTTAGAAGGAATCGCCAATGCACTAACAACTATAGGTGATTTCATAACACAAAATGTAATTGATTTAGTTGATAGAATTAAAACATGGTTTGGTAACAAACTAAATAAAGTATTCAAGGTAAAAGATGTAGTAACTGGGGCAACCGAAAATTTATTCGAGGCAGGTAAATTCATAGGAGAAAAAACTTTACCATTTGTTCAAGGTGCGATGGCAAACGGTGGAACAACTGCCGTAGCAGGTAGTTTCTTAGTTGGAGAAAGAGGTGCAGAAATAGTAGAGTTACCGGCAGGTGCTAAGGTTCACAACAATAGTGAAACTAATAGATTGCTTTCTACGCCTTCCAATACTGTAAACAATACTCACCACAATAACATTACAGTTAATGTAGAAGCAAAAGGTAACTCCGATGCAGAACTTAGAATGCTTGCAGATAAAATAGGCAAGTTGGTTGCAGGTAATATCAATAGAAGAGTGTCTTCATCTTCTAGTATAATGAGGTGATTGAATGACTAAAGTATATATTAAACTACAAAGCCACAGTGATAGTGATGGTCTAAATAAAAATATTATACCACTAAGAGTAAATAGTGTAGGCATTAGTGTTTCTAAACAAATACCGTCTTTACCTGTTCCATTGTCCGGTGTTACATTTGGAGAATCCATAACTGCGGCATTAGATTTAGGCATGGCACAAAAAACAATACAGATACAAGGTATAATTATGGACACAGCAATAACCAAAACCTTTGATGGTGTTGATACTACTGTTACTATGACAGCACATGAAATAGCGCAACTTATAGCGGCAGGTGTAGATGCTACGGGTTTTGCTGAAAACCAAGCATTCAATGAAATAGTCATACTAATGCCTTCTTTTATCAAAGACGATTATACCCAAAGAGCAGGTGTGGATGTAAATGATAGAAGCACAGGAACATTAGTTCCTTTCAACTTTTCATCTAGGGGAGCAAGAGATTCTTTAGATAATAAAGGAGTTCCAATACCATTTTCTAGTTTTCCCGATAGTGACAGTGATACAGGAATTACAGGATTTATTAGAAGTTTTACTTGTAACATCGAAGCAGAATCTTTTGAACTAAGTTTTAGTTTAGATTTTGAAGCGGCAACCATATTCCCATAGGTGATAATATGTATGATACACTTATCGGAAAACAGCGTGGCTTAGTATTTCCTGTAATGTGTAATGGTCATGTTAGAATAGATTATAGCGATAATGTTCCTAGCACTTCGGATAATGAAGCGTATGGTATATTTTCTCATGAGGGGAGTTTTACTTTTGAGGCCATACTTACTCCCTATGATATAAATGGTTTCGGACAATATTCGGCTACAGCAAGGCCAACTGTTACTGCTACAGAAAGGGTAATGCCAAGTGCAATATTTAGTAATGCGGCTAGTGCTGACCCGCAAAGTAATGAATATATGCCAATCGCTAATAGACTAGTTCACGAAATGAATCTTTTTTCTAGCACTAATTTAACAATATCTTTAGTTAATTCTACGCTACATAATGAAAATCAACCTGCCGAATATAAGATTAAAACAGTGATAAAACTAGACGGAACTGACTATACTGTTACTACTGACAACACAGTAATTAATGCAACTTCGGGATTTGGTTGGTTTTATACTGCTGAAACGCTAGAAGGATTTGATAGAAGTGGAAGGATAACTCATGTTCTTGGTGGAACTACAGATTCTAATAGCGTTGGTGTAACTATTCACATAGATGACACTGCTAAATTTCATGCGGGGCAAGAGATTTTCATAAGGGATGGTTTTAATTTTACATCTTTAGGAACTATAACTAGTAATAACTTTACTAGTGGTTCTAGTGGAAGTTTTGAACTTGATAATTTAGGCATACCAATAAGTTCAGGAACTAAAATTTTTATTCCTGCTTTCAAAGACCCTTCATACATCAATAATAATTTTCATGTCGCTTGTAGTTATAATGAAGTTGGAAAAGAAGTAAAGATATTTTTAGATGGACTATTGGTAAAGCGTCAAACTCTATCTACTTCCGCTACATTTTCTATGGCTCAAGAGGATTACTTTATTGGTGCTTCTAGCAACAATGGAACAGGAACAGGAAGTGCTATTGCTAATAAACAATTTATGGGAGAATTACATGAAATGTCTATGGTAAATACAACTAAAAAAAGATTCTCAATAAATAATCTTACACCTAACATTAACAGCACATTGTTCTATTTTAGGTTCGAGGAGGTAGATGAATGACAGAAGTTTCTACTTTAGTTGCGCTAAGTAGGCCGACTACTACAGTAACTAAATCTACAACAACCGCTACTATAAACGATGAAGTGTTACCAATTAGCGATACTAGCGATATTTTAATTGGCATGAAAGTAAGTGGAACTAACATAGAAGATAACACAATAGTTACTGCAATTACAACTAATACTAATATAACAATGAGTAGGAAAGCAAGTGGTAATGGGGCAACAGGAACATTAACATTTACTAAAACAGCATTCGATACTCCGACTAATCCACAACTTTGTGTTAGCACTACCTCTACTTCCGTAGATACCTTCGGAGTTGTAGTGGCAGAAGAAAGTTCAGGGTCTATTACTTTAACTTCTGTCGGTAGAAGCACTTTAGCAAATTGTAATGCTACACAAAATAGTGATGTGGTTACTCTATCAAGTGGCAATACCGATTCTTTATATGTTGGTCAAAGCGTTAATGGAACAGGGTTTACTGGAACACAGGCGAGAATAGAAAGTATAATTTCTTCTACTGAATTTACACTAACAGAAAAAGCAAGTGCTAACGCTACAAATGCAACATATGTTTTAGGATTAGAGCATAGGAACTTAGAGGTTACAGAAGGAATTAGAATAAAGTGTTTTGACGATATAACTCAAACGGGAGTGAGACTAAACAGCATTGACTTAACAACTACTCATTTATTTGTAATGATTCATTCGGATGATGAAAGTAAACACCATTTTGCTAAAGTTTCAGAAATATTTACTGATGATATTAGTGGAGACTCTTTTGAGTTTAGGCCAAAGTTGGGAAATGAGATAGCAAAGAATGTTAAGTTTAAATTATTTTCAACCCCTATTTCTAATAGTATTACAGAAGTAGCGGTAGGCTTAGGAATAAAAAGCACATTAGCCCCTTCTGTTTCTTTAGCAAGACCCTTATTTTATTTCTTTAATGAAAGTTTAGATAAGAAAAATGAATTAGACCATAATAAAAAATATAGTTTATTTTACAGCGAATTAGATTTTATTAGTAGTGCTACTGACGCATTATCAGCAACTAGTTTCTTTACAACTACTCCCGACTTTGGAACAGATATTATAGATTATAGTAAATATACTCTAAAAACTAAACTAATTGATAACTTAAAAAATCAAGATAATCCTGCAACACATAGTAGTAATGAAGAAGAAACAATATTAACTTATACTCCATTTTCAAGAGATGCTTGTTTTACCAATGCTAGAAGAGATGCTAATGATTCTATAACAGGAACAGGCGACCAAGATTATACCGGCCCATATAGATACTTGTCCTATTCACTATCAAAGGATAGAGCAAACATAGCAAATAATGTTATTGAACAAATAATGTATGAATCTATGGGAGCAAAATCATCAATAGTCAAACTAAAAATGGCTGACCCGTTTAGAATATTATCTAAAAAAATAGGGGATGAAGAACCGATTAGAATTAGACACAGATTATTTACAGGAGATTTTAATGAGTTTAAGTCAATAAATGCTGTAATAACTTCTAATACTAGCGGAAATACTTACGCAACGACAACAGACCATGATTTAGGAAGTTATCTAAATGTTGGTGACGAAGTTAGAGTTGGCACAAGAATAGTTATTGTTCAAAGTATAGCATCTATTAGTGGCAAAACTCAAAACATTACCTTTAGAAGTGAGAATAGATTAGAAACAGAATCAATATTTACTACTAATTCTTACACTTTAGCAAACGATAGTGTTCTTGAAAGAAGGGCTTATAATAAGAAAGACAAAACCTTACTTACAGATTTTCCTTTAGTCTTAAATAGAACTGACACCTTATTTATTAAACTAGTTTCTAATTCTCTTAGTGAGTTATATGCAGATGTTAGTGCAATTGATGTAGATAAAAAATTAATAACATTATCTTTTTCAAATAAAGGATATTTTGACTCCGATGGTAGCACAAGCACTGAACCCGCATATCATTCTCAAGGCACTATGTTAGATTATATGTTTGGAAAATATATGATATATTCAGAAAAAATAAATGGAGAGATAGAAAGAATAGACATCTACAAAGAAAACGCTATGACTTTTATTGATTTAGAGGGAAGAAGTAATGTTAGAAAGTTAATTTCTCCTATTATATCTAAGAACACTTTATTTTCTCAAGATGTTATCTACTCAACGCAAAGCCCATACAATAAGTTAGAAAGCGTTAGTGCTAACTTTACTTGTAGTTTTGATAGTAAAACATTAACTTCATCGGGCAGTATAACATTAACAGCAGGAACTAAAGTTCACCTAAAACACTCTTCGGGCATGATGAGTTACATTGGTGAAATTGAATCAACTGTTACGGGAACTACTTTTGATTTAGTAGATAAAGCAAGAGCAGAAGGAACGACACTAGCGGGATATAAAGAAACTAATAAAAATTATTTACTAAACAAAGCATTGGCTACAAATACATTAGTAGATTCAACAACTAGTTTAAGCGGTGCTTCTAACAAAGGCTTGTTCTTTAACTCCGGTGTTAAGATTACTTCTACAGGAGAAGAAGGAGATAACTTAGTTGGTAGTAGTGGAAGCACACATGAAAATGCCGTTGGATATGAAATAAGCGATGTTTCCAATATGTTAAGTGATGCACACTTTCAATCTCGCTTACATAACGATGTTATCTTAACAGGAACTACCGTTTCGGGAGACGCTACAATAACGGCCTTATCATCAACTGCTAATTTGTTTGCAGGAATGGAAGTTTCGGGAACTAATATACCAACAGGAACAACAGTCAGTAGCATCACGAATAGTAACACCTTAGAGTTGAGCGCAAACGCAACAGGAAGCGCAACCGGAGTAAGTTTAACATTTTCTAATAAAGCGACTTTTGATACCGTAAACACCCTAATAGACTTTGAAATAATAGAAACTAAGTCAGCCGGAGAAAATGCAGGAACGCTTGTAACTATTGCACCCTATAATCCTTTAACATTGGGTAGAGTGGACATAAACTATGCTAATACTCAAGATACAACTTTCTCAAAAACTAACTTAGGTAAAACTACGCATGCTTTTACAATAGCAAAAAGTTTCATTGAAGTAGATAGTGACTATGCTTTATCAGCATATAATCATATTAGAAATGTAAGAAACCTTCATGACAAACCTGTATATGTTAATGGAAAGTTCTTAGCAAATATTATTTCAGTTGAAAAAAATATAGAATTAGAAATATCAGCAACTACAGCAGGTAGTGACCAACTAACAACTACAACAACTCATCTATCTAATGGCATGGAAATAGGTAATGGAAGCCACACTCACATACCAAACGGAACTACTATTTCTTCTATTCAATCTAGCACTAGTTTGACTATGAGTGCTAGCGCAACCGGCTCATCTACCGATACTACTACTAGATTCTCCTTGCCTTCAACTCAATGTAGAATATACTTAGATAGGGAAGTCGGTTATGTTTCTAAGACAGGCGACATGGGAATAAACAGTAAAGTGATAACTAATTTAAACTCGACAAAAGAACTCTTTGTAGGTATGACAACCTATCATTCTAATTTTACCACAGGCACTACTATTGTCTCGATAGACAGCGATACGCAAGTGACAATGAGTTCTGCTTCGCTTAACTCTACAGTTAATATTGCTCAAACAATAAATTTTGCATTCTTGGCTAACACAGTAATAGATATTTTACAAGGCCATCACAATCAAGATTCCACAAGAGAAACTACCAAACTTACTCATGAATTAAATCTATTAAATGGTGGACACTTACATGGTGGTAAAAATATATCTTTGATTCACCCTGTATTACAATCATCAAATGCGTATAACATTACTAGTGTTTTAAATTACAGAATGTTGGGAGAACAACCATTTCACGAAGTTGGTAGTGATAAGGCTAGAAACTTTGTTACAGGCGATACTAAGTTAGACGAAATGGGAACATATCAATCTAATTTTGGTGCTTCTAATTATAGAATGACAAATTTAGAAAAAGGAAATTATAATCAATCTAAACATTTATTTTTTAACACAGAAGACATCAAATTCTACGAAGAAATCGCTAGTAAAATAAAATACTATGCTAGCGCATATAGATATAATGTGGGATATTATACAGATGGTTTCTTACAAAATAACATTATAGGAACTGATATTTGTGGTATGAACATTATAGGTCAAGGGGAAATAGATACCTTTAGTGGTAGTGCTTATGTAGAAGCAACAAAAAATGGAACGCCAATTGATATGGCCGTGAGAACAGGTGGACAGCACAACCCAAGTGTATTTAGATTGGGTCAAAAAATCGTTGCGGCAGGTATTCCCGATAATACTTTTGTTGGTAATATAATAAACATAGGCACTACGGCAACTACGGCTAGAGAAATTAGACTTACTGATTTAGATGGAACTGCTGTAAACGCTACGGCTAGTGCAAGTAATATTAATGCAAAGTTTTTCGATTATGATAATAAAAGATTGATTGAATCAAGAGGCTTTTTGCCTAGCATCGGAGATAAATTCTACAGCCCTAATACTTTAGAAACTAAAAGCGCAGACCTCTATGAAATAGAAAGATACCAAGAAGGAGGTGTGCCTTCTATTATGTTTACTCCATTTCCTTCAGTTCAAATGTTTGAAGGTAATGGAATTGGCACAGAAGCCAAGTTAAGAGCCGCACACCAATTCAAAGATAAATTTGAACACATAGATGCTAAGATTGCTAGAATGTTTTTGTTTAGTAATAGCGATTTATTGCCTTATTCTTCTACAAGAAAGGATAGTTTGTTAAATATAACTAGGGATAGAGATGTGACAAACTATTCTTTACTAACACTAAGAGAATTGACAACAAGACAACACTCGGACATTAAAGAAGCAGTAAAGGGAACGACACAAACAATAAGTTCGTTTGACGATTCTTATGTAAATCACAATATAGTTTCAGTAAATGACGGTAAAAAGATAAATGAGTTGAGAAGGTTTAGCCTAATGAGACTGACCGAAGTTGTAGTTGATTGCTTTTATAATCAATTTGACCCTGAAAATGTGCCAAGTAATGATAAAAATATAGGAACAATAGCGTTTTATCCTCAATATGCTCTTTCAAATATAACTAATTCTGTGGCTATTAATATAGCAATAGGTTCTGTAAGTGGCACAACAATCAATACTGTTAGAGCAGATACAGGTGCGGCTACTTCTGCCAATAATCTAGCACAGAACGATATACTTGTTGATAGAGCAGGTAGATTTATTGGAGTAGTAGATAGTGTTGGAACAAACACAATAACCACATTTTTACCCGCAAGAAAGACAGATTTAGCAACTGATTCTACTGCTGACTACTATTCCCCTAGATTAAATCAAAGAGACGGTAGTTCTCCCGATGGTTCTTATATGGAACTGTTTAAGATAGATTTTGAAACTCAACAGGCTTCTAGTTCTAGCAATACAGGGATTGCTTCAATAAGAGGATATAATAGTGAAAATGACTTTATTGAATCGGATGGTAATATAAATCTACTACAAGGAGCAATAATGCGTGGCTTGGCTGACGACGCAACTGGATTTCCAAATACTTATGTTTCTACAACTGCGAATAGAGGTAATGCTGATAGTGGCTACGGTGGTAACAGTGCTACACATACAGATACTACTTTTGCTACGAGGAAAGGAGTTGCCTCAATAGCGGGTTCTGTAACAAGTTTAACAGAAGATTGTAGTATGTTTTTGCCATTTGCTTTATCCGATGAAACCACAGGGCATAGTGCTTATTATTCATTTTTAGCAGCAAAAGTAAAGGGTTCATTGACGAGTGCCGATACTGGTTTTCTAAAGCATCAAATTTTTCCAATTTTAGGAAAACATTGTCATCAAGGTGATGATGTTACAGACTCACAACGGGGATTTACTGGGACAGATTTATTCGCTAATTACACTAATTTTGGAGATTCAGTGAACAAAAACTCTCACAGGATGCTACAAAATCACATACCTGTTATATTTGATAGATACAACATAACAGGAGGAAGCGGTGCAAGGGCAGATATTGGTATGGCTTTACCTAAGATACATAATACTAGGGGAGTAAATGTAGACGGCTCAAACGATAAAGAAATAAGATTTGGGCTAGTGAATGCCACCATAAATAAAACTAGTTTCAATGCAGAACCCGCAGGTTTCGCAACTAAGGTTCTTAGCACAGATTCTACGATAGGTGCTGACGCTCCAATTTATGAAAATGATGCCGATGGTGTCTTTGTTGGATTTAAGCCGACCTTGAAGATAGATGTTGGCTATACGATAAGTGCTACATTTAACACAATTTCTACTACGCATGGTAGATTTATTGACGACAATGATGATATTGAAGAACACTATGATGAAGGGGCTACTTCTAATATATGTTCTTTCTACATTGATAGTGAGAAAGTTCCTAAATTTACTAGAGGTTACGAAAGAATTTCCGGTTCTCCCGATGAATTTAGAATGACAGCGAATGCTACAAGCACAGGACAAGATACTTCTGTTAGAATAAGTAGATGTAGAGTTGGGGCTGATACTGCTACTAATGGAACAACTGTTACAACTTTAGCCTTTACCGATTATATGGTAATACAGGCCGAGACTCAAAGAGATGAATTCGATGGTAGATTCAATACCGATAATATGCACTGGTTAAGTTTTGTTGATTTGACAGGTTGTTATCTAGTATCGGAGGATGTAAAAACATTCAATGCTCTTAGCGATACAGTCGAAGACTATTCTACAGCAGGAACTAAAGGAATAGGTGGGTCACACGGAGTCGGTAGCGGAGAGAACGGAGAAAGACATTCAATTAACAACGGAACACCAAATCATATTTTATATGTAATTTCTCATGAGATAGATACCACAAGACCGGATAGAACACACATACTAACTGTTAGTGGTGATTTTCCCGATGCGGCTTCTAGTGCAACGCATTTTTCACGATTTAAGAACTTTAGAATAATGCAACCTAATCATACTTGCTTCTACAATTTTAGCCCGAAAAGAATAACACTAAATCAACTGTCTTCTAAATATACTAAAAAACCAAAACAAGAAGTTATGTATAGTAATATCAATAATTATCTATACAAAGATAAACTTGGTAGTAAGGCAGATGAAGGGAATAATGAAGCGGTATTATCAATGTATGTTGTGGTAGACCCCGATGGACAAAGCGCAGATGGTAATTTAGTTGTTGCAGACCCTTCTAATTTAAGAGGAAATATTTTCCGTAGTGGTAAAGTTAAAATGAATATTAGTGATGGAGATAATAATAATTTTACAAACTTAGACTTTATTGATGATGGGAATGAAATAGGTTTTCACATAGAACTAGAAAAACAAAGAGAAATGTTAGGTGTAGTTTCTGTTTCGGAAACTATGGAAATTTTAGTTAATGGAGAAAGCGCAAACTTTGGTAAAAGAGCAATAATAGGTTCTGTCGTTTCTGTTTGCCAAGATGCTGATAAACTAATCAATGAAATACTAGAGGAAAATGATGTTGAGTTTAATTTAACTAAATCAAATTATCCTTACTTTGTTGCTCCTAATTATAGAGGAGTGGATTTATTTTCTGCAATACAATTTTTATTGGCCAAAAAAGAGAAGATATTGTTAGAAGAAAATAACATATTTACAATAAAAGAAAGCGAGGATGTTTCTTTCTTCCCTAACATTTTCTTCACGACATCTAATCAAGATACTGAAATATTATCTTACAGTAGGGAAAGTAACAAATTTGACACCTTTAATGAAATTATTATTTTTGGTAGAAGGCATAGAGCCATAAGAAAAAACCCTAAAAACATTAAAAATAAAGGAAGAAAAACATTACAACTTTTTGAAAATGAATTGGTAACTCAAGAAGATGTAGATAGGAGAGCGAGCGAATTGCTTAGAATACATAGTGATGAAAGTTATGGACTTAAACTTACAGTAGGGCATAAAGGACTTTCTCAAATTAAAGTTGGAGATGTAGTTACAGTAGAAATAGCAGAAGAAGATATACCTAGAAGCGAATTTATTATAACAGAAATACAGCACAACCTACAAGGAAGTTTAGATTTAGAATTAGGTAGTTATACTAAAGGGCTAGAAGATAGATTCGCAGAATTAGCAATTGCTAATCAAAATGTAAATAACAAAATTAGAGAGGACTCATTTAATAATAATGAAATATCTTTTGATTTCTTGGAAAAAATTAATATTAAGCCTATTAAATTCAAAATACAGAAAAAATCAACTCCGGCAGGAGCGTTTACACTAGGAACTAACTCAACCGACTCGGAAACGCTAAATACAAACGCTAACGCATTCAACATAGGAGTAACCACATTTACTACACTAGTGGAGGAAGAGTTTTGATAACTGAAAAATTGCAGAATTTATTGGCTACACATTTGGTCAGCCTAGTAAATAATGGTAAGGTTGGCTTAGGCGGAAACTCTACTTTTTCTTCCCAGACAGATTTAGATGCTCCTCTAGTAGCAACTGCTACTGCTACGGCCACTCAATCCGATGCCAATGTTGTCCAAATAAAATTAACAGTTAGTGGAGCAACTGCCGCTATGACTGGACAAGTTCTTAGAGAAGTGGGGGTTTTTGACTCAAGTTCTAATATGTTATTTAGAGAAAACTTCGATGGAATTGGGCCATTCTCTTCAAAGGATACAGTAGAATTTTTTATATTTTTAGAGGTAGAATAAAATGACATTAACAAACCCAAATAGATTTAGCACAGCAGGAACAAGCGGAACATTAGGTCACATAACAGATGCGGTAGACTTTCCCCATACTGGTTTGATTAAGTCGCTGTCATTGGGGATGCGGGGAAATTATGCAGTAAAGACCACTAATGGATTTAACATAACTCAAGCAAGTAG